TTAATATACAATAATTATCCTTACTTTTGAAAAGGAAAACCCCCAATGATAGTTACGATTTGAACCTCCAGATATCTCTATATTACCAGTATTAGTATCGTAAGATACTAGCCTAAGACCTTGAAAACTAAGACAATCGGTACTACCTATAGGATAATTTGTATATGCAATAGGCATCCATACTATATTGTCTTTTGTGATATTTTTGTAGGAAGAAAAAACCGATGATATATTAAAAATAGAATTCCTAGCCCCTATGCTTGATTGGGAAACAGCATTGATAATTCCAAGATCAATACCATTACCCAATAATTTTTTTGATGCTGCATCGGCACCCAACTGGGCGTAGTATTTTACGTCCGCGCCGCTTCCCTCTGAGATAAAATTCACCCCTCCTAAATTCTGATTTAATTCCTTTCCAGCCAAAGCCCCCATCACATATCCAGTCTCAGAATTAGACGCAATATCGTTAATATTGTCAATTACTCTGCTTTTATCCAGACTTTCATTCACGGCCTGGTTCGTTTTATTTATTTGGCCCTGTCCAAATAGGCTTCCTATCTGGTCATATTCCGTAGTATCCTCAAAGGATACGGTGCCATCCGGATTTTGTATCATCCGATATCTGCGACGTCCTTCCATAGACTCGCTCATAATATCGTCCTTAAAATCTACGGGTAAAATTTCTTTTGCCATTATTAAATACCACCTTTCTTGTTACCTAAACGAAATGCAAGTCTGGGTAATCCGGCCTGCTGCCGTTCAAGTATTTTATACATTTGCAATGTAGCTGTTTCTAATCTGTTACATTCCGTCCAGTCAATAAATTTGCCGTTATCATAAAAACTCTGGGCAGTCCCATAATTATCAGTAAATATATGAGTATTGATTGCATCTACATTTTCTTCCATACGGTTAAATTCATCCGCATAAAAATAGGATGCATAGCTTTCCTTATCTTCTCCCATTTCAGAAATTGAAAAATAAGGATATAGATGAACTGCCCATTCATGTAAATAATTAATATTTCCTTTAATCCTATTGTAATCCGAAATATTAAACGGATCTGTTTTCTTCCAGTCTGTTTTGGGACTTACCCACTGTAATTCAACATCCGCGTTTCTTTGCTGATTATTCCCTGCCAACTTCCATCACCACCTTCCTCGCTTTCATTGCAGCCTCCCAGGCTCCGTTAAATCTGATTTCATTTTGATATCCGCAAATCATAGGATTTTCTCGTTCCTTTAATTCGAGAAAAAAGAAATCATTTGCATCAATTCTGGGATCTCCCCGCATTTTCAAACTATATTCTATATCTCCTAAATAATATGATGCCAGCCATTTTTCCAGATCGGCGGCCTGCTGCCAGGTGCTGATAAGCGGATTTTTCCATACCTTTACTTCTCCTTGGTAATTATGTTTTACGCTATAATAATTCTCTTCCACTTTGTATTCATATCCACTGACTTTACATGTAACAGAAGTTTTATCCATGACACCATTAAATTTAATCGTTGCAAAAAAATTACTATAATCTTTAATATCACAGGTTATGAGGGGATTTTCTAATACCTCGGCTGAAAATCCATAAGAAGCGTTAGTAAAATATACGGTATATGTGTCTGATTCCGGACTTATTACCATTTCTTCCGTACATAAATCTTTTCTTGATTCGGCTGAGTTATGGTAAATTCTCCTCAAGATATCAATAGATTTAACTTTACTCTGCCTTATCCCTGTCGGGGAATCGATTAAATCGGTACCGTATTCAAGTGTATAATCGGTGATATCTCCTATTTCTATGGAATCTACCGTTATGCGGCTATAAGGCTTTCCTTTTGTAAAAATAAATTCCATTTTATCAAATAAAGGAAACTCATCGTGTGATACAAATAAGTCCTCGGGTTCAGTTATGGTAATTACAGTAACCGGATTGTTTTGGTAGAAAGTATGTATTTCAAATGCATCCGGCGCCACATTTCTAAAAGATACCCTTACTCCAAATGCAGTCATAGCTGCCTCAAGGTTTATAGTAATAACCGGATTTGTTACAAAATTACCTGTTTCATTTGCAATACTTTCACTTACATAGCCGGTCTGTAAAAAATCCCCCTTTTTTGAAATAAAATATATACTGCCGTCAACAATTGAAAAATTTTTACTTTCCATGGCATAGGCGTTCTTTGTCTCATTATTCAGAATATTCTGAACCTTGCTGAATACGGTTTGATCATCGGAAGATGCCTGCATTTCCGGAATAAAGGAACCTTGCATATGAATTCTGCATTTTCGGTCATAGGTCAGCACACATCTGCCGGCATTGGCAATCATCTGTAGGGCTTCCGTATGTTTTACTACGGGTATGGGATTATAAACATAAATATTTTTAAGATAAGGATCGATAAAGTATTCTTTTTCATCAACAATACCTGCATCCTGAAGGACATCAAGAGCCAGCTCATAAAGGCTGATTCCTTCTGATCGGTACAATCCTTTATAATATGTTCCCGACAAATAATCGAATTTGTCCGTTGCCGTGAATTTTGCTTGCTTATCATCCGCGGTCCAGCTCTTTAAATAAACTGTATTTTCAGCAATCCATTCAATCGTTCCCATACCATCCACATCATAACCAAAAGCTGCTTTTACCTCCTGCCCCGGTTCCAGAAAAGCTAAGGTGCTGTCCGGATTATCTGCACTATAATATAACTTATGATTATCTACCGTAATACTCATATCCTGGCTCGGTATTGTTTCTGTTATTGGGGAAACAAAATCCTTAAAAGAATATTTTAAGATCTCACCATTGGTAAAGCTGTTTGCTATCCCGCACATAAATTGATAAATCCTGAGTCTTCCCTGTCCCTTACGCATTTTCTGAGGTGTTATCTTAAAATAGGTTGTATTATAAAATACATCTTCGGTAGACCATACTGCTTTGCCGTTATCCGTATAATTATAAATCTCATTCCCATTTTCTATCGTAAAATCAACGGGATAATTTTCACCAAAGTCTATTGTAAGCCCTTTTATATCCAATTCCTGCTGTCTAAAAAGAACATAAATCGTTCCCAGCAGTTCCTCGGTTACCAATCCTTGACGGAAGGCTATATTTTTATCACTTCTTGGAAGAAAGTAGAAATTACCGTCAACTTTTGAAAAATTCTCTTCTCCTGTTGCATATATGCATTCCACCGCTTCCGAATCAAAGGGTCCCCTTACATCAGAAAAATAAGTAAATTGATTTCTTTCATCCGAAATATCGGCGTTTTTTTGTGCCTGGGAATTAACCACACCAATATATATCCGGATATATCCTCTGTTCCGAAGCATATTCTTCATTGACTTTTTATAATTATTACTACACTGCTGCATTATTCCCACCCACAATCTATAAGGTTAATCTGGCAGTTGCGATACCTTTTAATTTGTTTGTCTTTGTCAAGGCTGTATGGTTCTGCACTACGGTTTCCCGGATACATGAACAGTGTTTTTCTATTTCGGGTTTCCGGATCTTCAAAAGTTACAGGGATATAAAAAGGTTTTAACGCCTGCAGCATATTTTCCCATACCTGCGCATCCAGGCAATCCCACTGCATAGAATCCAGTTTATACTGGTTCCTGCCCACAACCTGACCTACAACTGCACCATTAGCATTTATGTTTGATTCTACATTAGTTACGATTGACATCTTGAATCCCCGTTTAGGAGCAGGGAATGCCATTCCGTTCACGAATAAAAAAGCCGACATATTACCTCCTTTCCATACGGCCAACAGGCCATCGCTGCAAGATCAGGCAAAGCTGAAACCATTGCGTTTTCTTCTTTTTTCAAGCGCTTCCAAACCTTCCCTTGTATCAAATATAACATTTCCTTCTTTTTCAAGAATAGCCTGTAATAAATAGTTTTGTTCTTTTAATAAATGATTCTGTTCCTCATTGTTTATCCCCTGTACAACAGCATCCCTGATAGCAGTTGTAATCTGGTCGTTAGCAGCTACTGCAGTTCTGTTCCCTATTGTACCTACCATCTCAGGCAGCCCATTTTCCCGTGCCACAAAAAGTTCTCCTGTATTGGGGTATCCCCCACCGGCAAAGCCTCTTACAGATAAAGCAACACCCCCGCCTATCGTAGACATTTCCTTTTTAACTGACCGGATGGAAGCCTCCATGGAACTACAGATTGTTTTTATCTGGTTATTAAGATTTTGTACAGCATGGAGAACATCACTGCAGGCTTCCCTGACAATCTCTATAAAACTTCTCCATTTAATTCCCCATTCCTGATTGGTTTTTTCCATACCTGTCCTGAGGTCCAGCTGCATAAAACCGAGCTGCGTTTTAACGGAATTACGTATTAGCGTCCATGTAGTCTGGGTAGTCATCAGTATACCCGACCATACCGCTCTCATTATCTGGGAGATTCCTTCTAAAATAATACCCATTTCTTCAGTCAGAATAGTAAGCGGTTCCAGTATCCCCATCCCTATTCCTGCCATACTTTCAACAATAGAATCTGTAAACTGAAGCATCAATTCTGCAAACATCAGCTGAAAATTATAAAATGCGGTTACTATTCCCTGAGAAAATCCTAAAATAGCTGCATTACCGATTTCCATGAACCGTTCCGGACTAAATACCATACTAAAATACGCAAGAAAAGAATTTGCAAACGCATTTATCTGTGCAATACCTTCTTCATTTGATTGAAATGGCTGGAAAAGTCCCATCATAGCATAGTCGCCAATTTCAGACATCTTTTTACTGGGGCTGTTAATGTCAAGGGCATCCTTAAATCCCTGCAAAAAACTGTTACAGAATTCACCAACTGATTTTTTCAATCCTTCCCATGCATCCTGTATCCCCTTCCATAATCCATTGATAATCTCTTTTCCTGTTTCTATGAATTTTGCAGGCAGCTCTTCAAAAAAGCTGATTAATGTATCTGCAATTTCCGGTACTTTCTCTTTAACAAATGCAACGAAATCATCTTTCCATTCCCCTACCTTTTCAAGAACAAGCGTAACGGCTTCGTAAATCCTTCCCGGAAGTCCCATGAACCACTCCACAATATTCTCAATAATTTCGGGTATTTTTTCACTTAAATATTCATAGAGACCTTCTGCCCAGGTGATGATGGCGCCAAGGGCATAACCAAGAGCATACCCTATCTTTTCCGGAAGTTGGGCAAACCAGGAACCGATAGACTCAATAAGTTCCATAAATTTGTCAGGTATCTGTGCAAAAAACGGAAGTACGGTGCCATTCCACCATTCAGCTATGGCCGTCCCCACGGTTGACAGTGTCCCTTCAAACCATCCTAATAATGATTCACCAATTCCTCCGAATATTTCCAGAAGTCCATCCCCAATTGTTCGGAGGCCTTCCATGAATTTGTCTCCATCGAGAGTAAAAATTCCTGTCAGTACTTGTACAACACCAGTAATAACATCAATAATTCCCCCCAGAATAATACCGAGGGCTGCAAATTGACTGGCAATAATATCGATAGCTGCACCAGCTACAATACCAAGAAGTACTGTCATAAAAGAAGCAAAAGCTTCCACAATAGTTTTTAAACCGCTTTCCTCATAAAATTCATAAAGTGAGCTGCCTAAGTTCTTGATTTGCTCCCATAAGGTTCCAATAACCTCACTGATTTTATCAAATGCATTCATGAAACTATCTTTTACTAAATCAAAAGCCAGCTGTACTGCATTCCGAAATGTTTCGCTTGTTTTCCATAGATCCATTAAGGCAAGGGCGAGGGCAGCTATAGCCGCAATAATACCTACAAAAGGTAAGGATAACCCTGATAATGTTGTACCGATAGATGCAAGGGCTCCTCCTCCGCTTCCAAATACGCCTGATATTATCGGCCCCAACCCAGATAAATTCTTTTTTAAGTCTATAATACTTTGACCTGTCTGTGAAAGCGTGCCTATTACCCCGCTGATATTCTCCAATGATAACAGTCCGCCTGCAAGTTCTCTGAATGCTCCTCCAAAATCCCCAGTCTGCATAGAAGAAGCTATTTTTTCCAGACTGGGGACAATAGCACCTGCCATTTTTCCTATAGAGTCTGAAAAAGTGGTAATATTTCCATCAATACTACTGATTGCATCCCCAAAAGTTTTAAGATCCGTTACAAATGTCTGTATCTTACTAACGTCTTCTTCATTTTCTTTTCCCATGAATCACACCACACTTTCATAAGGCGCTCATGGGCGCTCAGTGTCATTTTGTTTCTCTTTATTCTCAAATCTCCTGTTGTATTCTTCAACCCACAACAGAAATTTTTCTTCTCCGCTTATCTGTGTCTCATTCTCAAAAATAGCAAAAGGTTTTTGGGGGTATCTATGCTTCCGTCCCCCAATCGCAGCCGCAATTGATGCCATTTGGTACTGTCCCTGTATCCAGGCATACCAGTTCCCCAACTCCATTTGTTCTTTCCTCTTTTTTTTATAAGAATCCTGATAAATATTAATAATACGCGGATTCATATACCAAAAAGAATCAAATGAAATTCCGTATCGGATAGCTGCCGGCAGCCATACTTCATATATAACCTGACTATATGAGGTAAATTGCCGTTTTGGATAATGTACATCTTCTTCCTCAGTATAATTTATTATTCCTTCTGTTCTCTCCCCAGAAGCTTCCTGAAAAAACCGCTTCGATCCACCGCCAAAGTAAAACTTTCATAAATGCTATCCAATGAACCACCGCCCATAATATGCTGTTCTATCAATCTTTCAGCTTCATCTCTGCTACAGCCCGCACAAATTCCCACAAAAGCTGTTGCAACAGAAAAGACCTTCTGCTTTTGAAATAAATCAATGATAGAAAATCCCATATCCTCCATTGCTACCATATCTTTAAAACCTAACTGGGGAACCTCATATTCTTTATTATTTATTTTAATACTCATATTTTGCACGCTCCTTCATTTTATTGTTTATAGGAAGCCGGACAACCGGCTCCCTAATGGGTTCAGATATTATTCCTTTGCTGCAACAGTAATACGTGTTGACGGTGATACACTGATAGTCATCTCCCTGACTCCGTTTACTTCGCCTTCATTTATAAATACGATGTGCTGCCCGCTCCAGGACGCAATACCATCGGCACCATCTGTCCCCATGCTCAGTCTGTACTGGCCTGGTGTACCTGCCTTGGCATTCACTGCCGTATACGCTTCAAATGTATAGTTCGCCAAAAACTCCATGGCTTCCATGGTCTGTACCCCCGGGACAAAAGTCTGGGTCTCATCTTCCAGATCCGTTGTTTCGATCTGTTCCGGAGAACCGCCTAATGCCGGATAAGATTTAATTGTGCATAATTTTGCCCAGCTTGTTCCATCCGAACTGAATTCTAAAATTGTTCCCATTGTACTTAATGCTTTTTTTACTGTCATGATTTTTCCTCCTGATTTAAATTAGTATATGTAAACCTTAATCAGAGTCCATGTCTGCGGTTAAACTGGCCTCCGGAAATTTAAAATTCCTGTTAAGGGGTTTACCTATTATTTTCTATATATAATCTCCATCTGCAATAATCCTGCTATACACTGCAGTCAGTGAGAGAATGCTGCTATCATTTATTTCTGCCGGCTGTTTCCATCCCTGGATTCTGTTAAAAAACATATTTCTCATAGTGTTATCCACTTCACCCGCAATCCGGAAACCATCCTCCGGATTTCCCTGATATTGAATATGTAACTCTATAACCGGCTTTACCGCACACTCCTGGTTATCCATATCAACTACAGCAACCGGATTTTCTGTTTGATTTATCCATATATAAGGAAATTCTTCCGGATTAGGTATATAAGCCAGACTGATATTATTACAAACTGTTTTTAAATCCTTCTGCATACGAACCAGAATATCCATTCTTTTATCAATCATATTAATCTCGTTCCTTTCCAGACTGCTGGTTTTTCTCAATCCGGTTCTTGGGAGTAAACAGATATCTGTTTTCTGACGTATTAAATACGTTCATACCGCCACATTCCGTTTTTGGACATTTTACTTCTCCCCTGCCTTCAAATGTTCCAAGCATTCTGCCGCAGCCTCCGCATCTTACTTCCACCAATCACATCACCTCTTTTCATCTAATTACAATAATTTTTAGGAACGGTACCGTTTCTCTCTTTCACAATTGTAGAATAACAAAAGTTAATGTCCTTAAGGTGGTCATATTTTTCTCTCTCTGTCCAACAGGTAGAAAAAATATCTCCGATAGTCATAAAATGTTCTTTGACAACAGGGGATTCCCATAATATCCCGTAAATACCAAAAAGGTTCTTCGTAACAGACGGATTTAATTAAATACTGCTGTAAATCCTGGCTGGCCTGTCTTGCAGCATTTTCCACAATATGACACTTACTTTCAAGCTCTTCCTTTCTTCTCTTGTCCGGAATATCCTCTACACTGACCCCGGAGAATGTCATACTTCCTGCCGGATTCTTAAGTCGTTTTAAATTGCTTACCCATTCCGGATATTGTTCACAAAAACCGCTTAATTCTTTATATCGTTTTCCGCTGATTCCATATTTTTCAAGGCTCAGTTCCCGTTTATTCATAATATTCTCCTTCCTGTTTTCCATTGAACTGTTAATCAATATATACAGAAATACTGTACTATTCAAAAATAACACAGTAATTCTGTATAGTCAAGTCCTATATACAGATTTACTGAACTTTATCTTTACACCAACACAGTTTTACTGTATAATTTTCAATAAATAATGGTAAGGAGAAAATTAATGACTCAACTTGGAGAAAATATTAAGAAATTCAGACTCTTATCTAATTTAAAACAGGAAGAATTGGCTCTCAAACTGGGAAAGTCAAAAAATGTTATATCCAACTGGGAAAGAGGCGATAATAAACCGGATGCGGATATGATTGAAAAGATGTGTAAAATATTTAAAATTGAACCTAATCAGATATATGGCTGGGATACGATGACGGAAACAATTGCCGCTCATTTCAGCGGTGATGAATACACACAAGAAGAATTGGAAGAAATCAGGCAATATGCCGCTTTTATTAAGAGCAGAAAGAAATAAAGTCCGTTTTATAGTACTTCATTTATGCTATAGTAACGTATTATATATTAGTGCGGAGGAATGGCAACGAGTGAATGAATATGAAGAATTAACTCAAAAAGCGGATGATGAACATATAGAAGTCATTACCTATCCCTTTCAAAGTGAAAGGATCAAAGGACTTTATATAGACGGAACTATCACTCTGAATGAAAACATAACTACTACGTCAGAACGGGCCTGCATTCTTGCAGAAGAACTGGGACACTATTATACTGCCTCAGGTAATATTATTAACCAGAACATTGATGAAAACCGAAAACAGGAATTAAGAGGACGTTATTGGGCTTATAATGAACGAATCGGATTATCAGGAATTATACATGCCTATAAATCGGGCTGCAGAAACCTTCATGAAATGTCTGTTTTACTGAATGTAACCGAAGAATTTCTGAAGGATGCCCTTGCTGTTTATCATTCTAAATATGGAATTTATGCTGAAATAGAAGAGTATATTATTTTGTTTGAGCCTGCACTTACCGTTATTGAAAGATTTGGGTATTTCTCTGATTAG